GATCATAATGGCAAAATACGCAACAGGTAAATACGCAAAAGCAATATCTGATAGATCAGGTATGGAGTTTCCATATAAAGAAATGGTTAGAGAATGGAATGGATCGTTCGTGCACGTATCAGAGTTTGAACCAAAGCAACCACAATTAGAACCAAAACCTATGAATGGTGATTCTATATCTCTACGTAATGTGAGACCCGATAGAAATGAACCTGCTGTCGCTGCTATGTTAGGTAATAATCCTTTTTCTATTACATTAGGATCACAAACAATTACAGTTACAGAATTAAATCATGGAAGAACCACAGGTGATACAGTAAGATTTAGAAATGTTGTAGGCAGTCCAGGTGGAGTAGCTTTTACAACTTATGAAAATTCAAGTGGTTTTAGTATAACAGTAACAACATCTGATAAGTATACATTTACATTAGGCTCAACACCTAGTATAACAGAAGAATCAGGAGGACCAACTGTGTCTGCAGGACCAGTTACACTAACAGCATGATAAAAAAATTAAAAAATTTTATTTGTAAAATATTTGGTATCAAACAATGTGCTTGTCCAGAACAGGACGAACATCTTGAGTTGTACGAAGAAGTTACAAATCGTAAACAAGATAAAATAAATAAAAAACATAAAAAAGGATCTGAATAATGGCAGGTTTAAGTTATAGTGGACTAGTAACACAAATTAGAAATTATACTGAAACAGATTCTAATGTTCTAACAACAGATATTTTAGAAAATATTATTCTAAACGCTCAATATAGAATTATGAGAGATGTTCCTATTGATGCTGACAGAGTTCAACAAATAGGTAATTTAGTTGTAGGACAAGAGTCAATAAACGCTCCAGGAGGTGCTTTGTTTATTAGAGGTATACAAGTTTATGATTCTACATCTGCTTCAACAGGAGCAAATGTTTGGTTAGAAAAGAAAGATGTATCGTATTTACAAGAATATGTGCCATCAACAGAGTCAGCAAAAAGAGGACAACCTAAATACTACGCGATGTTTGGTGGAGCCACAGGAGATGGAGACACTAATTCTGGACGTATATTTATGGCCCCGGTCCCTGATGCAACATACAAATTTAGAGTTCACTACAATAAAATGCCATCTACATTAGCTTCAGATAATACGACTAATTATATTAGTCTTAACTTTCCAAATGGATTATTATATTGTTGTCTATCAGAAACATATGGATTTTTAAAAGGTCCGATAGATATGTTGACACTATATGAAAATAAGTATAAACAAGAGGTACAGAAGTTTGCTAACGAGCAAGTTGGTAGAAGACGAAGAGATGACTACACTGATGGCGCTGTTCGTATACCAGTAAACTCAGCAAACCCGTAGGAGATTATTTATGGCAATAACATCGGCAATTTGTACAAGTTTTAAACAAGAAATTTTAGTTGGTACGCATAATTTTACTGCAACAAGTGGAAACACTTTTAAAATAGCTTTATTCACAAGTTCTGCATCTTTAGGTGCAGGAACAACTGCTTACTCAACATCAAACGAAATTACAAACTCATCTGGAACTGCATATACTGCAGGAGGTGCAACTTTAACAAGTGAAACACCAACAACAGATGGAACTACTGCAGTATGTGATTTTGCAGATGTAAGTTACACTTCTGCATCTTTTACAGCTAATGGTGCATTAATTTATAACGATACACAATCTGACAAAGCTGTTGCTGTTATCGCTTTTGGTGGTGACAAAACAGTGTCAAGTGGAACATTCACAATTCAATTTCCAACAGCAGACGCATCTAACGCAATAATCCGTATAGCATAGGGGGTAAAACCTTATGTCATCTACCTGGGGATTTCAAACTTGGGGTTCTAACTCATGGAACTCTAATGTTGTTACTATTTCATTAACAGGTGTTGAAGCTACGACTTCTATTGGAAGTGTAGAAGCTTTTCCTTTTCAAGGATGGGGAAGACAAGAATATGGTAACTCAGGTTGGGGTGTTGAATATTCTGTAGCACCATCAGGTTTTTCTGCCACAACTTCTGTAGGATCAGTAGTAGCTGCTCAATTTATAATTCCAGATATTGTAGGTGTAGAATCTACTACTAGTCTTGGATCAATAAGTATAAATACTGTTGTAATACCTACAGGTATAGAGGCAACAGTATCTTTAGGACAAACAGAAGAATCTAATCAAAGAGGTTGGGGAAGACTAAGCTGGGGAACCGCTGATTGGGGAGAAGGAAGAGATGAAACCATATCGCTTAGTGGTTTTGAAATAACCGCTTCAATAGAAAGTATTACTCCAGCGTTTACATATTTACTAGAAGTAGGTCCTGCATTTAAAATGACAGGACAAGTTGGTAGTGTTGGTATTGGTTTAGGTGTAGAGCTTTCCGGTGTAGAAGCAACTTTTGCAACACCTGTTCTTGCTAGCACAGGAACTTTAACTGGTTGGGGTAGAGATGCTTGGGGTGATCACTCTTGGGGTGAATCTCCAAATGTAGTTTTAGGTTTAGTTGGTATACAATCAACTATAAGCGTTGGATCTATAACTCCAGCAGACGTAGTTGGTGTATCTGGTGTAGAAGCAACAACAAATGTTGGAAGTGTAGGTTTTGTAATTAGTCCTACTGTTTCTTTAACAGGAGTAAATGCTACAGTAAGTCAAGGTACAATAGGTCTAGAATTTGGTCCTGCAGCAATTAGTGGTGTGTCTGCAACAGCTAGTGTAGGTACTTTAGGTTTAGAGTTTGGTCCTTCAGAAATAACTGGTGTTTCTGCAACAGTAAGTGTTGGTGAGTTAGATGTTGGACCGATATCTTTAATTGATCTAACAGGTGTTTCTGTAACAACAAGTGTTGGTTCAATATCTCCAGCAGATGTGGTTGGTATAACTGGTGTTGCAGCAACTTCAGCCGTAGGTTCTATTTCTCCAGCAAATGTTGTTGGTGTAAGTTTAGATGCTATGAATGCATTACAAGGAGAGGGTGGTGTTGAAGCATATGCTAATATAAATACAGGATCAAATAGTAGTTTTTCTGGGGTTGCAACTGGATCAAATACATCGTATAGTAGCACGTCAACAGGATCTAATTCGTCCTATTCTGATCAGTCGACAGGATCAAATAGTTCGTATTCAAATGTTGCAACTGGGTCAAATACGAGTTATAGTGACGTCGCATAGGAGATAAAATTTATGGCATCAACTTATAGTCCCTTGGGGATAGAACTTCAGGCAACTGGTGAAAACGCCGGTACATGGGGAACAAAAACTAACACAAATTTACAAATAGTAGAACAAATTTCTGGTGGCTATATCGCAAAAAGTATTGCGGGTGGCGCTCAAACAACTACATTATCAGTTTCTGACGGTTCAACAGGTGCAGAACTTGCACATAGAATGATTGAGTTCACAGGAACTATTACAGGAAATCAAATAGTAACAATACCAATTGATGTTCAAACTTTTTATTTTTTAAGAAACTCAACATCAGGTGCTTACACGGTTCAGTTTAAATATGCATCTGGTTCAGGAGACTCATTTACTTTTTCAGCAACAGATAAAGGCGATCAACTTGTGTTTGCTACAGCAAACGATGGAACTAACCCGGATATTGATACATTAAGTTTTGGTGATGTAACTCTTACTGGAACTGAAACTTTAACAAATAAAACTTTAACTGCACCTAAAATAGGAACTTCAGTTTTAGATACAAATGGAAATGAATTAGCTTTACTTACAGCTACAAGTTCTGCAGTAAATGAATTTACTGTAGCAAATGCTGCAACAGGTTCAGGTCCAACTCTTTCATCAACAGGTGATGATACAAATATAGATATTAATGTAATTCCAAAAGGAACTGGAGATGTAGTTCTTGCAGGAGATACTGTAAAAGTTGGAGACAGTGGAGCAGCAGCTGTTTTGACTTCAAATGGAGCAGGAACCCTTACGGTTACAACTGGCGGTGCTGCAGACCTTGTTTTAAATACAAACAGTGGGACAAATTCTGGGACAATCACTATTACAGATGCTGCTAATGGAGATATAACTATTGCTCCTAATGGAACTGGACAAGCTAAAGCTGTAGATGGAGGCGATAATACAGCAGCAATTAAAATTGCTGGTAAAGAAACTATATGGGTTCCTGCTTCTGCCATGTATCCTAACACTACAAGTGGATGTGCAGATTTAGCACAAACAGAATTATCTAATGGACCTGAATTAAAAACTTTAGATTTTGATAAAGATTCAGATGAGTTTGCACAATTTGCTGTAGCGTTTCCAAAATCGTGGAATGAAGGAACAGTGACTTTTCAAGCATTTTTTACAGCTGCTTCAACAGACACAGGCACAACAGCGTGGTTTTTGCAAGGTGTCGCTCTTGCAGATAATGGAGATTTAAATACTGCATTTGGAACAGCGGTAGGACCAACAGCAAAAGCTATGAGTGGAACATCAAATGATTTAGCAGTGACGGCCGAAAGTGGAGCAGTAACAATAGCGGGTTCACCTAGTACAGATGAATACGTTTTCTTTCAAATATCTAGAGATGTGTCAGCGGATGATTTAAATGCTGATGCAAAACTATTAGGTGTTAAATTATTCTTTACTACTGACGCTGCTAACGACGTATAAGGAGTAGAGC